GCGTCTATCGCTGGCTGTGTCGTCGCCGCGCCAACGGCGACCTTCGCGGCCTGGCGCTTGGCGTCGAGCGCCAGTAGCGCGCTCTGCTGCGTCTGAGCCTTCTCGACGATCAGCTGGCACAGTCCAATGACCGTGAGCTTGCGCTGCGCGGCCTCGGCGATCAACTCTGGTGTCTTCGCGGCGCCGGCAAGCACGGCCTGAGCCGATTGCAGTTTCGCGGCGTGCATCGGCGCCAGCGCGCTCCAGCTCGTCGTGATCTTCGCCGCGGAGGCGTCGATCGTGGTAAAAGCCGCGGTCTTGAGAGGCGTCAGATCGAGATTAAGCGAGAATTTCAAGAGACAGCTCCTCCTTGATAAAACCGGTGCATGTAATGGTGATTTTGTAGACGCCAGCGGTCGCCGGAGTGAATTCGAGCAGCCCGCTTGCATCCATGACGCCTTGAACCGCGCCATTAAAAGTGATCGCCGCGCCAGGCGGAATGCCGGCGACCGTGCTCTCCAGCCCAGCCTTGGCGAGCGTCGGCGTCAGTGTCATTGCCACGCGCTTGCCGACAGTCTTGTTTGGAAGAATTTCGATTTCCTTCGGACTAAGCTTCAGATCAGTCTGCACCCAGGTCAGATCGGGCCGTGTCGCCAGAAACGCCGCGTAATTTGGCGGCGCCATATGCACGACATGATCGATCGCCAGCGTCGTCGGATTATAAAATACGAACATTACAGACCTCTAGGTTTGAAACACCACATAGGCGATGTCGAAGGCGATACCGTAACTGCCGGTGAAGATGCTCTCGAATGGCGTATCGATGTAAAGCATCAGGTGATCAACATAGGTGACGGCGCCGCACACCACCGCCGTCTCATAACCCGACCCGCTAGGATTATTCGCCGCCGCGAATCTCGGCCAGGCGCCGCCGGTTAACCCACCACCCGTATTACGCACAGTGTAAATCACCTGCGGCGGCGCTGATAGCGAAAAACCAAATGGAATATTGAGATAGTTGCGATAAACCGTCGCGCCGCCAAGAAACGGATTTCCGGTTGAGTAGCTGGTCCAACCTGTCGAGCCCTCGGAGCTTTCACCCGACATCAGACAGCCATTATAAGGCCCAAGAAAGCCGTCGAAGGCGATCTCCTGCTCGGTGCAAGTGGTCACATCGTAGCCGGGCCGGCTAATTTGAAACGTGGTATCGTTTAAAATGATGCGCTCGACCATCACACCGCCGCCTGACGAAATAGCGTCCAGTGAAAGTCAGCGTTGAAGCTGATCGGATTAGGCATAGAATTGGGAATACCTAATCCACTATTAGTCCAAACCTGACTGTAAAAAAGCGTCAATGTGGTGCTCGTAATATATACTTGCGGCGAGTCAGTGCCCGGTTCGTAGTTTAAAATTGATAGATGACATAGCGGCACGTAACCAAGCCCGTGCGTGATGGTCAGACCCCAGTTCATCCAGCCGCTCTCGTTGAACGGCAACCCGCTTATATAAATTACGAACGGCGACGAAGAGGCGGTTTGCGGCATCGATATACCTGATATTACACCTTTCATGATCGGCTGCATATTGATGCGGGTCGTATCAACCAACAGATCTTCGAACACCGTCGAACTGGCGTCCTTACCCGGCGCCGAGATCCACATGCCGACATTGCCGTCATAATTTCCTAAAATGACGCGCTGGCTCATGACGTAAATCCCTTCATGCGATAAATGGCGTAACTAAAGTCCAGCGTGCCGCTAGAATAAAAGGTGGCATGATCGACGTATAGAGTTACCTGAACATTGGTAAAAGCGTTACCCTCGAACACATAACCGCTTAGCGATCCGACATCCACAACATTATTTGTCAACGCAAATACCTGATAGCCCCCGCCGTTGTCGTTCATCAATACTGAAGCCATTGGTAGATAGCCAAGATTATCGGGATACGTCACCGTCACAGTTGAGTTGCTGACCGACACATTGCCAAGTAAGTAAATCGGCAGCACGCCAGGCCAGTCTGAATTGAAAAGCAACTGCTCATTATCCACGGGATTCGACGTAACATCGTAACCGGGCTCGCTAATGCGCAGCCCGTAGCCCCCATCTGGAAATGCTCCCAATAAAAGCCGCTTGGTCATGACTTAATCCGACACGATCAAATTAGCGTTGGTGAAATTAATCACGAACATACCAGCGGCATCACTGGCTTGACCGGCGGTGATCGTGCCGAGATTGGCGGAAATAGCCGATAGACTGGTCGCGACGATCTTCGATGCTGCGATGCTCGTGATCATCGAGTCAACAATTAGACCCGGCGAGATAGCCGCCGCCGAGATGCCGCCGCCAGTAGAAAAGATCAGCGCGCCGGCGGCGTTGAAAAACTCCGCGCCATAATTCGAGGCGCCGCCGGTGAGATTACCGATGATCACCCGCGTCACTGGCGTCAGCTGCGCGTCCTGAATGATCAGCTGCTGATTGGTGGCGCTCAATTCGAAAGTGGTGCCGCCAAGATAGATCGCCGTCGAGGCGCTGATGGTGCCGCCCGCCATCTTATCAAAAGTGACTGAATTCGCGGCAATCTGCGTCGCGGTGATCGTGCCCGCTGCTATCTGCGCCGCGGTTATGGTGCCGGTCTGGATCTGCGCCGCGGTGATCGAGCCGGTGACGATCATCGCTCCGGTGATAGTGGTCTGACCATAATCCGCGACCAGATAGGTGCCGCCGCTGTAGACCGCCAGAGCGACGTAGGTCGCGGCCGAATAGGGCGCGGTGTTGGTGACGAGCGTTGTGGCGCCCATCGCCCAACCGACATACAGCGTGCCCGTGGTCCAAGCGGCCGTGCCGGCGCTGATCGCCACATTTTGCGCCGTGCCAGAGTTATCGACGTAGCCGATCGCGCCGGCGGTCCAGTTGAGATTATTGGAGCCGTCGAACGAAAACCGAATGCCGGTCACGGTGATACCGCGCAGGCCGATGGTGAGCGCGTTGGCCGCGATGGTGTTGGCCGAGATAGCGCCGCCGGAGATTTTGGTGGTGTCGCCGCCCTGCTGCCAGTTCGCTAATGTGGTCGAGCCTGCGATCAGAATTTGGCCCGGATTAATCGTCGTGCTGCCGGCGTTGATCAAGTTCGCCGGATTGAGCATCGCACCCATGGTGATGCCCGACGAGCCGACGGTGATCGTCGCCGGAAATGAGGTGCTCACGTTAAGTCGATCGCCGGTGATGGTGCCGGCGAGAATCTTATCAGCGGTGATGGCGCTGGCGGCGATGTCGCCGTTTGCCACCTGGCCCGGCGTGACCGATACAGGCCCGACATAGGCGCCAAACAATCCCGAGGTATTGAACGGGCGCAGCCAATAATTATAGGCCGTGCCGGTGGTCAGTCCGGAAACGGTGAACGCCTGGCCCGACACCGAGCCAACCAGCACCGCGTCCGCCTCGACCGAATCCATGCTCTGCCAAATTTGCACGCCGGCGAGATCGGTGTTGCTCGGATTAATCCATTGCAGATAGGCTGATTTCAGCGAGGCGGCGACGGTGAAGGAAGTCGGCGCAGCGGGACCAGTGGTCTGCGCGGCGCTGGTGATACTGACCGAGCTGCAAAAATACGACGAGTAGCCGTTTTGCGACACCGCGGCGACTTCGACCGAATAAGGCGTGTCGGCTACGAGCCCATCCCATGAGAAGCTCGGCAGCGCCGTCTGGTAACTGACATATGCGCCGCCGTTTTGAGAAATCGACACGTTGAAATAGGCGAAATTATTATACCAGCCTGGCGGCGCACCCGCTGGCGGCGTCATCTCCGGCGTCGGCGCCCATGTCGCGTTTAAATCGACCATCAGCGTGCCATCTGCGTTAAGCGAGGCAGAGGTGGTCAGCGCCAGGCCCGTCGGCACGGGCGGCGGCGTCGTATCGACCAGCACGCCACCAACGGTGATGGCGATCGCCGGGCAGATGTTCAGATTTAGCTGGTTGAAGGCGTCGTAACAAGCCAACATCACATAGTAGGTCGTGAACGACGCCGCCGGAAACGACACAGCGTTGAGCGCCCCGTTATAAACTGGCGTCGTGGTCAACGGATTGAAATTTTGAGTGGTTGAGAGCCAGATGATCGAACCAGAATAATCGAGATCAGCCGGCGGCGGATAGTTCACATAAATAGTTGAAAGACTGGCGGTGACATTAGGAATGATCATCGCCGGCACGGGATTGTCGCACAGAATCGACACTGGCTGCGACTCATTGCCGAGCGTGTCGCGCACTGTGACGACAATCAGAAACGAGCGCTGCGCCGGCTGATTGAATGGCGCGTTGTCGGCAGTGTTTTGCGCGAAGGTATATTCAAAGGTATTGGTGGTGGTGCTCCATGTGCTCAGCAGCGTCTGACCCGTCGGGTCGTATATTTGCACCAAATTGTCACGATAGAACGGATTGGGTTGCCCGCCCGCCGGCTCACCGGCGGCGCCGTAATCGTAACTTGTGATCGGAAAATTATTATTCCAGACGACCGTGCAATTCTGCCCGCCGAACGTCGTCGAGTTGCCCTGCCCCGCGATCTCCAAATTCGAAACAGTCGGCGTCGGCTGACCAGTCCAGCTGGTGACGGTGTAGCTGGCGGTCAGCGGCGTCGAAACCAATCCGGCGAGCCCGACATCCGAAACATAGAAGGTATATTCGCCGACGGTGGGATTATTCAGCGTAAAGGTGGCCTGAGACACTGAGCCGTAACTAACGAAACCATTCGGCGTCAGCGCGGAGACCTGATAGGAGACGGCGAGAAAATCAGGACCAGGCGTCCACGACACCGTGAGGTTATTCGAGCCGACACCATTGGTCAGAAACACGCTCTCATTGAAGGTCATATTCGACGGCGGCATGATCGTCGTGGGCGGACGATAATAATTCACAGGATTGAAATTAATATCCTGCTCGATGCGCGCGAACTTAGTCGGATCGTAAAACAAGCCGGTGATCTGGAAGATATTCGGCGCGGTCTCATTGCGCGAAAGCACAGTGAACTGACGCGGCTCGACATCGGTGCCGGAGATCACAAACATCGCGGCGATCTGCGGTTGCGGCGAAAATGCCGTCTCCAACTCGATTATCGTATTGGTTACATCGAAGCCGTAGATCGCGCCGGTGGCGATCGAACCGTCGGGTAATTCGACCAGCAGATTATAAGTCTCGCCAACACCCGGAACGAACGGCGCGTCAATGGTGACATAATTTCCAGATATAGCAATGATGCGCCCACCGGCGCGCACTTCGGCCTTATAGGGATCGGCGATAGCGATAATGTCGCCCGGCACGATGTTCGCCGAATCGAACGAGGCGCTGAACTGCACGGTGTCGGTCGCGGTCTCCTCAGTGTCGATCGCCCAGCGACCATAACGATTAGCCATGGCGCGCGTGGTGCAGCCGCGCGCGTCGATCACCAGCTGACGCCAGCCGAATTTTTGCAGCAGCGCGTCGTCGATCACCACCTCGACGGCGGCGATATAAAAATTAGATGGATCATACCAGGTGACGAGCGCGACCGAGTGACGCGAGGTCATCGCCGTGCCGGAATATTCGAAATGACCACCGATGACGTTCGCCGGCGAGTAGAGTTTGATTGGGTCGGCGGGCATATCCGCCACGCAAAACACCTGGCTCAGCGACCAGAACGCCATGCCTCGAAATGCGGCGGCGATGGTCTGAATGACCTTGAACGCCTCCTGCTGATCCATAATCTGAATATTCATAGTGTAGCGGGTTTCCATGCCGCCATAACCATCGGAGACCTGACCGTCGCAATATTGGGCGATCGCGTAGAGACCCCAGATATCCACCATATCTGCCGAAAGGAACTGTCCGAGCCCGTAGCGGTTGTTCACTAGCAGATCGCGCAAGATCCACGCTGGATTATTGGTCCATGCGTTCTTAAAAGTGCCATCCCAAACGCCGGTGTAGGTTCGAGCGATCGGATCGTAATTCGACGGCACCTCGATGATCAGACCCTTGACGGCATAGGAGCGCGTCGGCAACGACGAGCTACCGAAATAGGCGGCGTCAACCTCCAATGCGACCACCGCGGAGTAGGGATAGGTAAGCTGCGCCTCAACCACCTCGATATAGCTCGAAAAGAAAGTCTGACCGATAAAGGTCGTGCCATTTTGGTTGGCTATGGTGCGACTGTAGCGAATATTCCAGGGAAAGCCGCCGACTGGTAGCACGAATGAATCTTGAATATAAACCGGCGACGAGCACACGCCATAAATCGTCCGATTGACGACAGTTGTCCAGGCGCCGTCAACTGGTTGAACCTCGACCATCCAGCCGACAGTCCAAGGATAAGTGCTACCGTTATAAGTTGACATCAGTGCAGGAATCTCGGTGATGATTATCACCGAGGTTGTATTAGCATCATCTATAGTTCTAACGATACTCAGTTCGGCGAGCACCTCGGTTCCAACGTTGAATACCGTTTGGGCGCCAGAATTGCCCGGAAACGGCATTTGATCGGGACCGCCGTTCTGAAAATTCCAACTGACGCCATGAAAATTAACGGTGGCGTCGGGATTAACGACTGGCGTATTTCCAAATAGAATCGAATTCCCGCCGTTTACTAGTCCGACGATCGGTCCTTCGGAGATCAGCTCGATCACCTGAATTTGCGTATCGGACTGAAGCGAGTTTGGATAAGTTACGGTCGAGGCGGTCGAGGCGCCACCACCTTTACCGCCACCTTTTTTGCCGCCGCCGGAGCCTTGAATGGGCGCGGGAAGAAACTTCGGCGTCATCATGTCGATCCTACGTTGCTTCCGACAGTGCCGGAGATCATACCGCCTAGACCAAGCGGCACGTAGCCGGCTGGAGTGCTCACATCCACCACCGTGCCAGTGACCGGCACGAAACCAGGCGGCACCAATTCGACCGACAGACCGGATGAAACTACAACCGAGCCGGCGTTGACCTCGCCGTAGACCAGCGGCACCGGATTACCCTGCGTATAGACGTTGACGGCGCCGAGCGCGTAAGACGCGCTATTACCGGTTTTTTGCGGATTAGTTTTTGGACTGAGCAGCGAGGCGACGCCGGCGACGGTCAGCGCCAAGCCAACCATGCCAAGGTTGCCAGCGAGACCCGCTGGCGCCATCGCGGCGACGCCTGCTCCCGCCACCGCCGAAAGACCACCCGTGACCATGAACAGCGCCGCGCCGATCAGCGCGCCGCCCAGCAGCGTCTTCACCAGCCCCGAGCGCTTCGAACCGGCGACAACCGGAATAAAATGCAGGTCGGCATTACCCAGTCTGAAGGCGTTGGTATCCTCCAGTCCGAGACGCATTCCGGTATCTTCGGCGCCGCGCACGACTTCCCATTCGTGCTCGCTCATGTCGCGAGTGAAACCCTTGAAGTTGGCGTTCAGCGCGCGGATCGCCTCGCCGGCGGTCGCGACTTTTAGTCGATAGATAGGTCCGTATTTCTCGCCGAGAAAACCGTGCAAATAAACATTTCTCAATTTGTTTTCTCCGGCCCGACGTAACGCATCCAGCGATCAATCGACCGCACCCACATTCCCGAGGGTTCGCGACGTGACAGGCGCGTCGGCAAATGATGTAAAATAAGACCGCCGCCAATTAGCAAGCCGCCGTGATTCGCCTGTTCGGACTTAATCTTGATGTAAAACATATCGCCAGGACGCGCTTCCGTATTCGCAATCTGAATAAATCCAGTCTTCAGCGAATTATTGACGTAGAGATTTTCACCCGGCTTATCTTTAGTTCCTATCCACCAGCCGTCGTCGCGCGGAAACTGCGGTAAATCGATCGGCGGCAGCGGCCAATCAATCTCTTGCTTTGCCAACTCATGCCGCCCGAGCGCGTAGACATCGCGAATTAGCGAATAGCAATCCTGCACGCCATGTAAAAACTGACGCCCGAGGATCGGCGCCATCGGTAGCTGATCGCCCCATTGTGTGAACGGCAGCACGTTTTCGGCGTCGAGCGGCACGATCACCCACGGCACTGCGGTACCGATCTGTCCGCGCGTGTCGCTGGCGCTAGGATGACGCTGCAAGCCGGGATGCGAATGCACGACCGCGGTGATCTTTCTGGAGGTGTCGAGCAGCGCCTGCGAATAAGTTCCGCTGGAGATTTCGAAGTCGTTCAGCGGATCAGCCGCATAATTGAAGCACGGCAAATAGAAACCATTGTCGAACAGCAGCCCGCAGCTCTCATTGGGATATTCGGCGCGCGCGTGCGCTACGATTGTGGAGCGCGCGTTAGGCGGGATCAGCAGGGGCTTACGCTCACCCATCAATTCGCCCCGCTCGCGCGGCCGACGCCAGGAAAGCCTCCGAACGGCAGATTGCCATTAGCGCCGAAACGCAGCTTGCAGTCGGATAGATTGCGACCGCACTGATCGAGCGCCGGCGAGGTCTGCACGTTGCCGAGCGCGTCGAAGTAACTGGAGCCGGTGTAGGGACAATATGCCTTGGAATAATCCCAGGTGCTGGTCGTGGCGTCCCAGAAGCGATATTGCCACAGGCAAGTGTCGCGCAGGATCACCCTGCCCGGCAGCATCTTGCCCTCCTGATCGAACGAAGCCGATAACTCCCACTCGATATAGACCGGATTTTCCGAGGATTTACGGTCTATAACGAAGGTCTCGGGGCCGTAATAGGCGGTCGGATCAGCTTCGCTGGCGCCATCGAGAAACTGCGCGAAGGTGCGAACGCGCTGAATGGTGCAGCCAGCGAGATCGCCATAGGTGTTGACCAGTGTCTGAAACACCCCGTTGCAGTTCGACAGCTTCATCTTCGGACGCGGCAGACCGCCAACGCCGGATGTCTCGAAGCCGGAGAACTCAACATCGACCGCGGTGTAGAGCACGCCGCCGAAATAAATTTCGGAGCTGCCGTAAGCCGCCTGACAGAAATACATGACGGTGCCGCCGATGATCGTCGTATCGAGACGAAACAACGTAACGAACTCACCGGGGTTTGGAGTCTGGCCGACCGAGGGAAGTAAGGACATTCCTTCTTATAAGTCACCTTTGACTTATCGGCAAGCGCTTATTAAGTGGTCAGATTGAACGATTGCACGAACACTGCGCTCCAGGTGCGCAGGCCGCTGTTGGTGCCCTTGATGTCCCACTCCTCGCAGGTCCACTTAACCGGCGTGCTCTCATCGGTCGGCGTCCACCAGAATGGGTTCCAGCCGCCCTGCGCGACGAAGAAGGCGTTCATCGTGGCGATCTCGGTCGGCGTCAGCACCTCCCAGGAAAGTGTCACCGTGCGACGAATATAGTTCACACCATCGGCCGCGCTTTGCGTATAGCCGTCACCAAAATCAGCCTTCAATATCTTGGTTTTAAATTTGCCGCCGGTGCCCATGTCGGGCAGACGCGGCGGTGTAAATGTGGGTATAGTCATGATGATTAGCCTTACTGTCTAGCGTAGCGACTGGACAGAATATTGCCGTCGCGCATCTGATTTTGAAGTTCCTGCACGATAGTGTTGCGCATCGACTGCTGCACCTGATCGCCGATCTTCTGAGCAAGATCGTTATTCTGATCCGGCGTGCCGCCATTAGCGTTCACCGAAATCGGCGAAGAAATATTGATGTGTTGGGTCTTACCGCCACCAAGCGCCGCCATCTGCGCCTGAGTGAAGACGCCCTCACCCTTACGCGCGATGATCGGCACCTCGTCGGCGCCAACAACGCCGCCAGTGTGAAACTTCGGCGCATTATCGAATAGGCCCATCGACGCCGAGCGAAAGTTTAATCCGCCGGTGGTGCCGATCAAGCCGCCGGTATGATACAGACCAGACAGAATCGTCGCATCCGTGCTCGCCGCCGGCGCGGTGCCAGAACCGAATAATTTTGCAAGAAGACCGCCAAACAGTCCGCCAGCGGAACCACCGATGCTGCTCGACGGCACGCCGCTGGTGCCGGGACCGCCGATGCCCGCCATCGCGCCAAGACCGGTGCCGCCGAACGCCGCGCTGGCGCCCTGCTTACCCATCTGACCAACCGATCCGAACGACCATTTCATCAGCATAGAGAGCATGTCCTTTTCCATGCTCTTTGTCATATCTTTCCACTTCACCTTACCGTGCATGGCGAGAGTGGTCAGATTATCGGCGACAGTGTTTATCGAGGCTATCATGCCGGATTGAAAATTCTGCCCGATGTCGGTCCAGCTTTTCATCGCCTTGCCGAGCGGCGACTCAGCGTTCAGCTTAGCCTGCTCCGAGATCACATAGGCATCGAGTTTCTTCGTCAGCGCGAGTTTCTGCTCCTCGGTGCCCGAATAGGTCGCCAGTTCCTTACTAAGCCGTGTCTTTTCCTTTTCGAATGCGTCCTCGCGCGACTCATCCAAACCTTCCAAGAAGCGCACATTCGCCTGCGTCTTCTTATCGAGTGCCTTGATCTCAGTCGTCACCTCGGCGTCTTTTTCAGCCGCGAGCGAATGCGCCGCCTCCGCCGTGCCCAAATCAAGCGCCGCCTTACTCTTGGCGACGCTCTCCTTCAAGGACTCAGCGAGCGCGGTGTTCTTTTGGTCTAGCGCCTTCTGATAATTCTTCAGATCGGCCTGATAATCCTCATTGAGTTTTTCGACATTCGGCGCGCTCTCCTTTTTAGTGCGCTCCTGCTCACTGCTGATGTGAACATCCTGCGGACTACCCAAACCGACCTGCGAATCCTTTAGCTTTTCGTCGGCTCTTTTAGACTGCTCGGACAGCTTTTCGGCGGCAGCGCTGGCCGCTGTTCTCAGCTTCTTACGAGTGTCGCGCGCTTCCTCGGCCGTATCTAGGCGCGCTAGAACCGCGAGCACCTCCTTATATTCGTCGGCGTCAGGATTACGATCAAGAGGATTCGCGCCCTTGCCCTCCTTGATCAGCGTCTTGTAGGCGGCTACACGCTTGTTGTTTTCGACCTCGATCGCGCTCGCCTCGGCGATCTTAGCCTCCGCAGCGGCTACATCCTCGGTCAACTGCTTCTTGACCCGCAATGGCGCGTCGCGAGCTTCGTTCGCGACGGCATCGCCCATCTTGCGCGATTCGTCGTCGTTCAAGCCTTGTGGGTTGGACGAGCCAACCGCTGGCGCCGCCTTGCCACTCCATGTCTGACCGGTGCCGAAGCCCTTGCTGGCGACGTAATCCTTGAAGTCACCGACCGTCATCGGGCGCAGAATTGGATTGGCCTTGAGCGCGCTGGTGAGACTGTCGATCGCCGACAGCATCGTGCTATCGGGCGCCTTCAGCGCATCGACGGCGCCCGTAGCGCCCAGGAAATGCGCTGCGTAGACGTTCTGATCGGTCGGCTCGACACCGCTCTTCTGCAACTGAGCGGCGTTCTGATTGGCGAGCCAGCCCGTCGCCTCCTTCATCATATCGGGATCGCTGGTGCGTTTCGCCAGCACGGCGTCACGGCCCAGCGCCAGCATATCCTCATGCATCGTCTTGATGAACTGCATCCAGGTGCCTTCGGTGAACTGACCGAGACCCTGCGCGCTGGAGGTCGTCGCCGCGGCGTTGGTTCGATTGCTCGACTCCGCGCCATAGAGATTGGAATAATAGTCGCCCTGCGCGCCGCTGTTCGGGCGCGTGAACATCGGCGTGCCTGGCTTGCCGATCGAGCTGAAGGCTTCACCGATATTGGCGTCAACGATCGAGCCCTTTATGCGCTCGAACACCGAGGCGATCTTATCGATCGCGGTGTAATAGGTCTGCGCGCCGGTGATCGCCTCACCGCCAAACACGCCGTTCTTTAGAAGATTGCCGACCTTCTCGGCGGAAATGAACACATCCTGCGTTTGCTTGCGCAGCTCGACCAGCTTCGCGGCCACCGGCGAACTCGCTTCGCCATAGCCGGCGAAGAAGCCAGACCTGATCTTCTCCTGCAACTTTTCGACATCGCTCATGCTTTGGTGCGTGAGGTCGAAATGCTCCTCGGCCTGCTTGGCTAGAAGCGTATCGAGGCTCTGATCGATCTTCTTGCCGGAATTCATCACCGTGTTGAGATCGTCGGCCTCCTGCTTCGCAGCGAGGATCTGATCGCCGAGTTGTTTGAAGCGCTCGATATTCTCGTCGCCAAACTTCATATCGGCGAGCGAGCGCTTCAGATTGGCAACATCCGGATCAAGACCCATGATGCCGGCCTTGGCACCCTCGATGTCGGCGCTGAGCTTTTCGAGGAACTTGGTTCCCTTACCAAAAAGCTCCTCATCCTTCATCGCCTTAGGGAGCATCGCCACACCCATCTTTCGCGACGCTTCCTCGGCGCGATGGGCGGTTTCTTCATCGATGCGACGCTGTGCTTCCTTAGCTGCTATGTCGGCGGCGAGCCGATCGGTGGTCGATTTCTGCCCATCGCCGGCGATCTCCCGCATCTTCTGCTGATAAGCGGTGTAATTCGCAATGAGATCGTCATAAAGTTTTAGATTGGTCGCGCGAACGGCTCGCTGATTTTCCTTCGTAACCTCTTCAACAGAGTGACCGTGAGCGATTGTGTCCGCGGTTTCTTGATCGAGACGCTTCTTTTGCTCGGCAGCGGTTTGCAAATAGGCGAGACGAAGCGTTTGCTCGGCCTCCAGCATCGGCTTAATAAGCGCCTTCGAAGATTTTTCCGCGTCCGCCTGAGTGCCGGAAAATATGAAACCGCTCTGCGCCTCCTTGGCGGCATCTATTTGTTTCTGTATCTCTTCGAGGTCGCCATCAGCGCGAAATATTTTCGGCCGACTTCTGACCATTACCAACTTTTTCTCTAAATCATTAATATAGGCGTCGCCAACCTGCTTCGCCTGCTTCGCGGAACGGGCGCCATATTCCTCCATATCCTTCCAGGCGTCTTTAGCCTTATTACCCATCAGATCGAAGGTGTCATTGATTAAATAAAGACCACCCAAAATCAGCGGCAAATAGGGGGCGAAGGCGACAGCGCCGGCTGCGAGCACACCGAATACGCCGGCGCCGATGCCGAGAAGCGACCGCATTGCGGGCATAATGCCGCCAGCAATGATCGAGCCGACGGCAGAGAGCGCCTGCGGTAGCACGGAAATAGTTGTCACCATCGATGACCATGATCCCCGAATGCTCAGTGCCGCTATGTTTATCTCGGTGGATAAAGCGCGAAACGAAAAAGCACCTTGCGCGACCATCATCGTCATTCCGACGCGCGTCGCCTCGACCGCCGCCATGAAATTTGACGAAAATATCTGAACGCTGCGCCCCGCGATTTTAAGCTCTGTGCCGAGAAGCGTTATTCCGGTGCGCAGAGTTGCCATAGCCGGCATTAAAGACGCCCAAGACGCCGAAATATTAGCGTCGGAGATCCTCATCTTCGCCGCCATAAGCGCCCATTCGGCGCCTATACCTTTAATCATCGTGATCAGCCCGAGCGTCGAATTGATCGCCATCGTGCCGCCGAGACCATAAGCCATCGCCGTGCCGACGCTAACGATCGCGCCGCGCATCTCCATCGCCGCATCGATCACCTTACGAATCGACAGCACGACGCCGGTGAGCTGATCGCCAATCTGACCAGCGAGCATCTTACCGATCGAACCATCGAGCATGTTATTCATATCGGCGAACTGAGTCTCGATGGTCTGAAAGAAGCCACCTACTTTACCTTCGCCGCCAGCGATTAGCGACAAATCCATCATGATGGTTTTGAAGCGATTCATTTGACCATAAAAGGTCTCCATCTGCCTCAGACCCTGACCGCCGAAGCTGCGATTCATTTCGGCGAGCAGAGCCGCGATCGCCTCGGTCGCCTTCACCGTGCCGGTGTGAACATCCGACATCAACTCCTGATAGGTGACGCCAAAGGCGCGCGCCATCATAGGCATCGCGGTGGGCACAGCCATGCCGAGCTGGTTACGCAGCTCCTTCATCTGCACGACGCCTTTGCCGGCCATTTCCTGAAACGCCAGCGCCGCTCGGTTCAAGGTCTCATCGGTGCCGCCAAACGCCGCGACCGCATCGGTCAGGGCTCTCATCGAACCGGCGGTGGGATCAAGCCCGCCCGACTTCATACGCACGAACGCCTGATGCATCGCCTGAAGCGAGAACGGCGTTTCCTTGGCCTCCTTACGCAAATCCTTGATGCTGCCGAGCGCCTCCTTCATCGGATCGGTCGCGGTGGACATCGCCCGCAACGTCGCGGTCATCTTCTGAACTTCAGCGTTGAGATGAATAATCTCGCCAACCCAGCCCGTCGTCACCGCATGAACATTGTGAATGGCGGCGCCGGCGAGTCCTAGCACCGTCGTCACGTCGCGCAGCGTCGATAGAAACGACTTGGAGTTGTCTTCCAGGCGATTAATGCTAACGACAGTGCCGCTCGCTGCCGTGTTAAGTTGAGCCAGCGTGGTGCTCGCGCGAACAACACCGGATTCAAAATCACCGGAGTCGAGTTCTAGTTCAACCTTAATTGACACTTTTCAAAGCCTTTCCGAGACATGCGCCTTTACCGAGCGCCGCGATAGACAACATCCCTGCCCGGTCGTGCTTTTCCAACAACGCCGTTTTAACTTCATCGATGACGACGACCTTACCCATTTGCTTGCGCAAATTTTCCATCAGTGACGAAAAACCTTCGCCGCTCTCCGATGAAATGAGCGTCATCGCCAATCGCATATCTTCCTCGGCCGTGAGCCGATCGATGCTCTTGTGCATCATCCAGAAAAGTTTTAGCGGCATCGCTAAAACTCTCTGGTGACTGTAGGAATAAAACCGACAGAAGCGGGTGAAGATAAAGCCGAAATCGATAGCTTTAACTACGCCGCCGTCTGAGGGTTTTCATCGTCTGACTTCGCCTCCGCGGCGACTTCCTTGCTGGCCTTGTCGCTGCCGTTCTGTTCGAGCGCGAACGACAGCAGCTTGTAGAGCTTGGCGAGTTCGAGTTCGTTGAACATTTCGACCGTGATGCTCGGAAATGCGCGATGCAGCATTCGCACGACCGTCTCTACCTCGGCCGCGAGAGTGCTGGCCTCGCCCAGCTTTTGCTGATCGGCGGTGTTGGCGACGAAATCCTGCACCGAAAGCTGCTTCAGCTTGTGCGATTTACCGCCCAGCTTCACGGTCACTTCGACCGCCGGCAGCAGAGCGTCGAGATCGAGAAATTGCGTCTTGGTTTCTTGGGTTGTCATGTTGTTGCGTGTCCTAAATTGAAACTGGCGCCCAGTGGGCGCCAGTCAGTATTGACTTATTCAAGAGACGATGCAAGCGATTACTGACCGCCGTAAGAAAACAGCTCGCCAGTCGTCGCGTTCGGATAACCGTTGAAGGAGACGTTGAAGATACGCTCCTTCTCGACCTGATAGGCGAACTGCATCGCGCCGGCGGTGTTGGCGAGCGGAATCACCAAATCCTGGCTGTGATCGCTGGACGGAAGAATCTGCGGATGCAGAACCAGCTCCTGCGCCAAGGCCAGCAACGAGGTGTTGACGGCGGTCGGCACGGTGACGGTGCGCGAGGTCGCGCCGACGCCGCCCGACAGAGTTGCGCCAGAGACAGTGACGCCCGTGCCGGAGACGGCGAGCGTGAAGGCGTTACCCGCCGCGACGACGTAAGCCGAATCGGGACCACCGGCCTGATCATAAGTGACGGCGACGACGCCAGCGGTGGCGACATAGCTGGCGACGTTGATCGCCGGATCATCATATGCTTCGAGCGTCGCGGCCAAATTCGCCGCCGTCGCGGCGATATTGGCGCCGATGGCGAATTGATTGGGCGCGGTGGGCAATGTCATGGCGGTGAACACGATGCCATTGACCGTGACAGTGCCGGTGCCAGTGACCGGAACGGCCGTATAGGTGATGTTGCCCGAGGCATAGGTCGCGCCGGTCTGCGACAGCACGGCGCCCGGCATGATGTTGACCAGATTTTCGATGGTCGTTTCGGCCAACGGCACCTTGGCGTCGATGTTTCGCGACAGAATAATTTCATCGACGATGGTCTTGCCGAACTGATCGACCATGATCTTGTGGGTCTCGGTCGTCACGGACACCTCGACGCCACCCTGGGTGAAACCGAGATCGACGCCGCCAAAGAAGACGCGGCACGCGCCGATTTTAATATTTCTTGTATCGGACATGGAACAGCTTCCTTCAGCGACAGATAATTCAGAACTGATCTATTCTACAGCTTGACCGTAATAAGGTCAAAGCCTATTCGGCCGAATTGACCTCAAACATCGTGGACCATTCAATCAGATTGTTCGGCAGACGCGGATAAGTCACCGGCTTGGTGCGCGGGCGACAGAAATTTATAAGCAGATTGCTGCCGTCGGCCTGAGTGAAATTCATATTACCAAAATACAGCAGCTTGCTGATGGCGTTCGAGCGCGTCTCCCCGCCGACATGCGTGCGATCCCGCACAATGATCTGAAACTGCCATTTCTCATAGCCTGGAATATAATGATTGATCGGGTTGCCTTGGAGCGGATTACGGATCATCACGCCGACCTCGCATGTCTCCGGCATGTGATCGATGAATAGGCTGGTGCCGAGGACGCCAAGCCCAGCGTTGACGATCATATCGGCTATAATGCAAAGATTCATTCTTCACCCGTTTCCACATCGATATTTGGAAGCGACGTGCCGACCTTGACGTTACCAAGCAACGACACCATACCGATCATCGCCTTTTGCAGCTTGTTTTCCTGAGCATCATAGGCGCGTGTCAGAAAGTGATCACCGATCAGACGACCGGGATTCGCTTGCATCTTTAGCCGCGTGCCCTCGCCGGGACGCATATCGTCATAATGTTCATGGATCATCACGACATAAGCGTCTACATCAACGCCATCGACTTCACCGCCGGCTACGATGGTGATGCGCAGCCGACCTCTAGTCTCGTATGAGATTTCCTTGTGAATGGATTTTTCAAGCGCGCCGGTGTCGAAAGGGGCGTTGAGCTGCGCCTCCTTGACGATCTTATCGGCCGAACGGTGCATCTGCTTACGCGCGCCATCCTTCACCTTGTCGGCGATATGGCGCAGTCCGATAGAAATCTCCTCGAAGCCGGTGATTTTGCTTCTCACGCGCATTACGGAGCAGGCCCCAATAGGAACCAGGCTTCGCACTCGCACTGATAATGATCGAGATCGCCGAGAATATCGAAGCGCTGCTGCACCGTGATAAAGCGAAAATCCTCGCCAACGACCTCGAATCGATCGCCGATGCCAACCGGGGCCGACGCCGACACTAGGATCGTCGCCAACGAATCTTCTTCGTCAGACGCCGAGTGCGAGGCGGATGCTTCGGAACGAATGGGCGTCTTCGCCAACTTCGGCTTCATACTGACGATCGAGCACGGCACATCCGTTGACGGTCCCCATATTGGCTCACCGTATAGATTGTAGCCCGTCAGCTGCATCCAGACGCCGACCTGATTTGGAATCAGCATTGACGCCTCCTTAGCTGCGAGTTGTGGTGAAGCGGGGGTCGATGTAATTCGCCAGCACCTTCAGCGTCGCGCGCGACAGCCCAATATCGAGCGGCCGCACATTGGAGAACGTCGTGCGTGTCTCGCCAACACCGGTCGCTGTGACGCCGGCGAGACGCATCTCCAGAATTTTGTTCGGCGCCAGAATATGCACGGCCTCAATGATCTGGGCGCGACGCAGCGCGACACGAAAATCCTCCGGATACCAGTTCAGGAACCGGTCAATAGTCATGACATACCAAAGCCGCGGCACGATCACCTCGTTGCGATCATTGAACCAGGTGACGATGTTCTGAGCGTCGGGATCGCGCGGCCAGCGCACGTAAAAGCCGAACTTGATCATGCGAAAATAGGCTTCGGTCATCGCCGCGACTTTATCGGCGTCGCTGGTGACGTTCCAGACGGGCGCGATGCCGGGAATGCTGACCGCGTTAAGCTCGGCCTGCACCAGCGATTGAAACGAATTCACCAGCAGCTGGAGAGCGTCATTGCCGGTGTCTTGCAGCAGATAGGTCGATCTGACGATATAGGCGCCGTTGGCGGTTGCGATCACCATCTCCAACACGCGCGCGCCGACAGTCTGATTGGACAGATTGGGACTGAGCCCGACATAGATGTCCTGACGCAGCGCGTTCGACGCCGCGGCGATCGGAATAATGATCGGCGATATGAATGGACCCTCGACCGCCGTCGTCTGAATCACCAGCCGGTTAGCCTCGTCGGTCAGCGTCCAGTTGATGCCCAGCGGCACGACGGGCGTGCCCGTGCTGTCGTTCGGCAGCGCAATCGACAGATTAATCGCCGTGCCTGCTGGATAGGTGATCATGACTTAGCCTTCGCTCAATCGAGCCAGTTGGCCTTCGCGACGCGCGACCACCTCATTCTGAGCACGTAGAATCGCCTCGATCAGTTCGGGAATAGCGCGACCCTTGGCGGAAAGCGGGTCGCCGATCTCGCGCAGACCCTTGATGCCGGTCTTGTCGGCCAGCGCTTCGAGCGTCTCCTTGGTCCACTTCGGCGTAAGCACCGGCGGCGGTGGCACGAATTCGACTACAACCTCCGGCGTGACCACCGGCGCGCGCGCCGTGTCGGGAAGCACATTCAGCGTCTTCAGCCTGGCGCTGATCATGCGCGTCTGCACGCCGAGAATTTCCTCGCTGCGATCATCGACAATCGAAAGCTCCGCGGCGATGCGATCGTAGATATTTTGCGGCACGAAGGTGGTCGAAACGCCATCGACGAACTCAACCGACGCCATGTGACCGGTGAAACCGAGCCAAGTCGGCTGCGTGATCCGAATTCTGCGAAAACCCATTACACTTCTCCAGATAGAAAATTCGCGATCTCGCCGTTTTCTATCGCCTTAGCGAAGTCTTCGTAACCGCCAAGTAAAATGTCGCCGATGAAAATCTGCGGCACGGTTCTAACCTCGACGCCGGCCTTATTGCCGCGTAGCAGCAGTTCGGCAAGTATGGCTGGATCGTTCGTATAGTTATAATATACGAACGGCTGCTTGAATCGCGTCGCCAGCGCCCTAGCTCGCTCGCACCAGGCGCAGCCATTGTGGCCATAAATTTCGATTTGTTTTGTCATCTCACCACTCAAAGCAAAAGGGCGGGATCGCTCCCGCCCTCACTATAAGTCAGAATTGACTGTCATACAACCTTAGACGTTGGTCAGGCCAGACAGGCGAGCCAGCGACAGGGTGGACTTCAGCGCCGTGCCGACATACCACTTCACGCGGTAACGAACGGCGTCCTTGTTCTGAATCGTGCCGATTTCCTCGATCTTGAAGCCCGCGGCCTCGCCACCGACGATGCCATGGAAACCATCGGCCTCGTTGAGACGAACGGCGTAGATCGAAGTCGTGGCGTTGTTGGTGCCGGTCACTTCGGTCGGAGGAATGAAGTCATTCAGCAGCACCGGCGTGCCATTGTAGGCGGGAACCGGCTGGCCGAAGTTCTTGATCATGATCATGTCGGCATGGTTGCCGTTGAACGAGCGCAGCAGCGCGCGCACGGAACGCCAGGTCGAACGACGCATCACCAGCGCATCGGCGCCGAGCTTCACCGCGTCGAGCAGCTCGTCGAGCATACCCAGGGTCATCGCGGCGCCATTGACGCCGGCGACCAGGGTCTGATCGGGAACGCAGAGCTTGGCGAGACCATCGAACGACTTCGGATTAACCGAACAGTCGCCCTGAATCAGCGCGCGACGGAACATACGGCTGACGCCCTTAGCCTTCTCGGCCAACTGAATCGCCAACTGGCTGTTGTGATCGCTCATCGTCGAGACGATGAACTTATCCATATCGACATCGCCCGCGATAATGCGCAGCTTGGCGGTGACTTCCTCGAAAGTCGCGGCGCCTTCGCTGACGGGATCGTAAGGCGAAAGGAATTCGGCCTCGGAAAGCGTCTGCTCGCGATTGTAGAGATACGCCTTGCCGTTGACCGGCAAAAACGGAACCAGCGCATAGAACTGGTCGATGTCGATGATTTCTTCGATAATGCCGCGCTCAAGCTGTTCGAGAGACAGCTTTTCGGCTTGAACCTGCAAAAGAGGCATTCACATAACTCCAGTTTCACCGCACGCGGCGGCATAGCGGTAAGTCATTTTCGACTTACCGCTATATTAAACCTAGAGCATAGCTATTGGAAGGAAAAAGATCAGTCAACGCTGACTTTTGTAAGTTAGCGTCGATTTGATTTACTTTTTCGAGGCGTTGCCGAAGCCGCTTTTCGCCAAAGCCGCCGATAAACGCGCCAAACCACGCGGTTCGCCATCGCCCTCGACAGTAACTTTCGCGCCCGAAGCGCCAGGCTTCGAACCGGCGCCGGCGGCGATCTTCGACTTCAGCATATGATCGCGATCCGCATCCGACTCGACCAGCTTACGAATAGCCGCCTCGAACGGTAGCGGCTTGCCTTTGCCATCGATCAGCTCGGTGCGCTCGGCGGCGCCCGCCGGCTTGTCGTAGCCGACGACCTTGCCGTCCTTGCTTTCGAAATACGCGCCATAAACCGCGCGCGCCTTGGTCGGCGTCAGCACCAGCTCGGTGGTGACGAACGGCGACACGTTGAACGCCTGGCCGACCGTCAGATCGTTGATCTCGGCGTCCTTCTTGGCGAGCGCCTGCTTGGTTACGTCATGCGCGGCGACGGCTTCCGCCAACGTGCGCTCATGCTCCTCGACCATGATCTTCTTGACCCGATCGATGTCGCCGGCGGCTTCGGCAGCTTTCTTCTCGGCGTCCTTTTTGGCCTTTTCGGCCTCTTTCTTCTGCTCGGTCAGCTTTTTGAATTCGGTGGGATCGACGCCATCGAAGCCCTTGAGCTTCTCCTGAAGATCCTCGATCAGCTTCTTCTTCGCCATCACTTCCTTGAGAAGTTTGGCTTCGGCCTCGGGAATCTTGCTGGCGGCGATACGGGCGGCTTCGGCGTCGGCGGCTTCCTTATCCGCGATGGCCTTGGCGGCGGCGTCGGCCGCGACCTTTTCGGCGGCGATGCGCGAGGCTTCATCAGCCGCGGCTTTGTCGTCGGCGGCGTCGAAATGAGCGACGCCCCAGTATTTCATCATCTTATTCATCTACTACTCCTCGGCCAGTTTCTCGGCCTACGGTTGAGCCAGTTTCTCGGCTCGGAAATTCACTTCGTTTCCGAAGTGACCTGTCCCTGACGATTTTTCGTCTGGGGATTCCTTGACGCCGCCGGCTTTCCACCGGGCGCTGAAGAGGATGCGGGCGCATTCTTAATCGAACCCTGTGGCGGACTGCCATTTGCGGCGCTCATTGTCGCCAGCGTGATTTCGAGCGGCTCTGGAGGCCAGCTTTTGAGTTCCTCGGCCATTTCGGCGGCTTCTGCCTTTGGCTGCGCTGGAAATAGCTTAGCCTGCACCTGACCCATCTGAACGCGACGCACGGTGTCGGGCGCCCCAATCAGCTCAAGTTTCTCGGCGACAGTGAATTCATCGAACAGTGAGCGCACATCGAAAGTGTCGGGGTATTCAACCAGTTCTTCCGTCGGCATCTCCTTGATGCCATTCATCAGAAGCACCAACTCGACCAGCTTGTTTTCGGCGTTTTCGTTCGCCTCGGCCTTGGTAGTCAGCAGCGAATTCAACTTCTCGAAGTCATATGCCTTGGCGACGCCGGATGAATCATCGGTGCCGACGGCGTTATCCTTGCTGGTGCGCTCTCCCGCCATGCCGACGGAATGATAAATCTCGTGAATGGTCGCGGCGATGGTGTCCATGATCACCTTCGCCTGCGAGGCGTCGGGTGAAATATACTCCGGCGCTCTGCCGCCCTCGGCGTCATAAGTGAAGATGCGCTTGGTGCCGAGCTGATAGAGCGGATCGTATTTATCCTGACCTTCGACGATCGCCTGAGTCGGAATAACCAGCTGCGAGAAAGTCTGATCCTGAATCACCGCGTCGAGATTCGAGCAGTAATTGGCGACGGCGCGATCGAGATAGGCGATGTCCTCGATCAGCGCCGGCGAGCTGTAGCGATGATCGCCAATCACGTTATCGACAGCGAAGCATGGCACGCGACCGATAGTTACAGGGCCACGATCGATAACCTTTGGCGTCAGCGTCTGCTGCGTCATCGAGGTCTGTTGCGTGACATAGGCGGAAATGTTCGGGTTGGCTTCGAGCGCCGACGGCTGCACCAGCTGTAATTGCTGCTGTTGCTCCTTGGAGATGTCAACGATCTTGAACAGCACCCACTCGTCTTCGGTCCACAGCCGATAGCGTTCCTCGACGAAGCCATTATCGTTGACCGGATCGGCGTCGTTGCGGTGATATTCACGCACCAGCACCCATTTCAGCGCGCCGGTATCCTCGTCGAGCCCCATGTCGAGCATGTTGATGGCGCGAACGATATAGGCGTAGACTCGGGCGCCGGCCTTCTTGGCGTCGGCGACGGAAACGCCGACCTGACTCTGCGTCGAATCAACGAACACCCAGATGCGACCATCGATCGATGAGGCCGTGGAGACCAGGCGCATGAACTGGTTGATTTCGAGCCCGGCGAGCGTGCAGTCTTCCCAAAATGTCTTAATCGCCGCCGGCGCGTCGGTGACGTTTCGCGCAGGCTCGGTCTTGAAGATGTATTTTTGAACCAGATCGACGATTTCGCGAGTGTGATTGAAGCGATAGGCGCGCTTCAGACGATCCATATATTCCTGATCGCCCTCTTTCAGATAGCGAAAGATATTATCGTAAAACCAGTT